CCGCCATCTATCTTAAATCTAGATCCTGCATATCTTCCGAAAATTACCCAGTCACCTTTTTCACACCAAGGTCCTTCTGGAAATTTAACTTTATCTTTGTAGGCTAGATCACCAACTTTCAATACGAATGCACATACGGTTGTCATCTGTATTGTTTCGCTAGTTGTTTCTGTTAATAGAATTCCACCTTTAGTTTTTTTAGGTCCTGCGTAAGGCAATACTAAAAGTCTCCAACCTGTTGGAGTAGGTAGTTTTTCTAAAAGAGGTTTGTTGTTAGATACTTCATCAGCATCTAATCTTGTTTCTTGGACTTCTTCTTTTGTCTTATAAGCATCAAGTAATGCTGTTTTAACCTTCGGGGTCTCTCCCGAAGTTGTTAAGTTCTCCGTCATTTAGTCGCTCCTGTTTAAGCTGCAGGTCTTTAAGATCCTGAAGCAAAGACTCTAGGCCTTTGATTTGCCCTCTAATATAATGAAGTTGTTCCAGGTTGTCAACCTGGTGCACTATAGTGTTCTTTAGCGATTCAATTCTTTTCTCGGCCACTCTACGAACTACTCCGTAATCAAGACCAATTGTGTCAGTATCATCTATCATAAATAGATTTAATTTTTCCTTGAGCTTGTAGTTTTTTAAGATCACCTTTAGTTAATTTAGAGTAATCAATATTAACTTCTTTATTTAATAATAAAGGTTCTTGTCTTTGAGGTGTAAATAGTTTTTTAATCCAATTCCACATTATTTTTTACCGTTTTTAAATATCTGTGTTCCTTTAATTCCATAAATACTCGCCACGACTAAAATCCATAAATTTGTAAACCATTTAGGAAGTTCTGAGAACATTTCAAAGAACAATTTTACCTTGTCCATAGCGGTTGGATCGTCACTTACGACTGCCCAGGCCAGGATTGCTATAGGCAACGACAAAATTATTAAAACTGCCTCGTCCTTCCAATCTGATTGACGTGCTTCTAAAAGTTTTCCTTGGTAAGCTTCCTTACCTTCAGCCATACGAGATGCATGCATAAGCTGTGCATCAGACATTGCTATTTTAGTCTTCTGCTTGTTAGCGTAAATTTTACTACCAGCAGAAACGGCTAATTTGAGTGCTGAAATCCACATTATTTTTTACCTTTGTGAGCACTGTTTTTCATAATGCTGCCATCAGGCATTTTATGATAACCTGCTTTTACTTTTACTTCTTTTTTACTTCCCATACTTAAACCTTGTGGGTTTGGACCACGTTTAGGTGGTGGCCCAAATTTCTTGCCAGAAACTTTATAAGGCTTATCCTTAAACATTATTTTATTGTTTTAAGAAGTGCATTTAGTTTATCACCCATAGCTCTCTTTTTTAGATATTTAGATGTTTTGCTTTTTTCTACTGTACCTTCTGCTCTAGCTTTTGCTAGCTGTTGTCTAAATGTAAGTGATTTTTCAGCATCTTCAGGTCTAGTATTATCTGCTCTAGCTTTTGTTAGCTGTTGTCTAAATGTAAGTGATTTTTTAGCACCCATATCCATTCCGCCACCTTTAGAATATCTTTTTACAGCTGTTCTAGGTCTATATATTCTTACAGGTCCATTTTCTTCAATATTTTTTTTAGCAACTTCATCTATTTTTTTAAAAGGAATTGCAAGAATTTTTCCAGTTTTTTTAACAGTTTCTTTAGTTTTTTTAATTACTGTTTTACCTTGTTCCACCTTTTTTTTAATATAGTTTTTAAACTTTTTTTTCTCTACAACGTCAGATTTACCTAATCTGCTTCTTATTTCTCCAGCTGTTCCACTGTCAGCTCCACCGCTTTTGCCCGCTACTGATCTTTTATCGTCTGCAATAAAAGTGTTCATAAAATCTCCGAACCTAGCTTTAACCATTTTACCATTTTTAGCTTTCATAGCCTTAAAATCTGCACCTGTAATTTTATTTCTTGGAGGAGCCATTCTAGCAATCTTTTTTTGTTTAGCTGATAACATTTTACCATTTTTAGCTCTAACCATTTTACCAGGCATTAAAGACTCGTCTTGTAATCCCATTCCAGATGTTCTAGCAGCACCATAACCTTGCATCATGCCACCACCCATTTTTCTAGCCATTTTTTTATTAGGTCTGATAAGTCTTTTTCTAATTAAATCTGATTTAGTGTTTATAGAAACATTAAATCCTGGACCAACTTCTTCTTTTAATTTGTTTGCAGCTTCTCTTAAATTTACTTGGTCAGTTGTTTTTCTAACAGTTCGTGTTGTAGAATTACGTCTTCTTCGTTCTCCAACTAAGTATCTTGTTTCAGGATCATAAGCAGATGATTGAGTCGTTAATCTTTTAACATTTTCAGATGCTTTATCACGCATGTCATTTTTGATTTTAGCATACTTACCACCGTAAGGTGCCACGTCTTTGTATGACATACCTTTAGAATATTTCTTCATCATGCCACCACCCATGTAACCTTTGATATTCATTTGGTTCATTTCGCCACCGGCAGTTAATTTAGATGGTTTTGGTTTTGGTTTAACTGAATTTATAACAGGATATTGTAAATATCCTTTTCCTATATTAGCATATTGTTTGTCTAGTCCTAATTTCTTACCCATTTTTAGCTCCTTGTTTTTTTAAATTCATTTTCTCTCTCGCAACTTCCAATCTTTCATCTGATTGCTCGTCTTGAGTTTCTAATTTTACTTTATCAAAATCTAGTCTGTCTTCAAATTGTTCATCTTGATTATTAATTCTTAAAGCATCTGTTTGTGCTCTTCTTTGCATATCCATTGCTCTAAGATCTAGCTCTCTCTGTTTTAACATAATTAGAGGGTCTTGTTTAGCCCCGTCTTGCTGTGCTTCAGCTTGTGCTAACTCAGAAGTTATTTGTGCAATACGTTTAGCTACCTCAGAATCCATTACCATTTGAAATTGTTGTGGATTTTGCTGTGCCATCATCATCATTTGTTGATTTTGTTGCATCATAGCCATTACTTCCTTCTGTGCTTTAAAAGATACGTGTTGAGAGATGTGTCCTTGTAGTAAAGCATACACTGGAGGGTTAATTTGTACCATTCTAGTCCTCATAAACGCTGAATGGGCTGCTATATGGGCATCATGGTCTTGATCAGGGAAAGCTTGAGCTATTTTCATCTGTAAAGCCTCTGCATTTTCAATTGCAGGGTCTTTTGGAACAGGTTTGTCCTCTGGTTTTAGTAATTCTGGTATTTGTTTTGTACCTAATGCCTCATAAACACGAGTATAAGCTTCATGTAGGTTATGAAGTTGTGGATTTGTCTGCGCAATTTGCAATTGAGTCTGTGCTAACGTCACTCTTTGGCTCATTGAGAATATATTTGGGTCTGCAACAGGTAAAATATCTACTCTATTGTCAAAATCTAGTGATTTAATAATTCTATTAGCCCCATAAACTGCATATGGATACTCAGGTGGTAGGTATTCTGCAATAATTTTTGATAAAAGTTTAAATTCTTGTCTCATTGCATAGTAACAACGCTTATGAATAGCACTCATTACTCTGCTTCCTCTTTCCATTAGAGCAATTGTTGTTCCAACAGCAGCCGCTTGGTTACCTTCTCCAACCGCTGTGTCTGTAGTTAGTGCAAATCTTCTTCCTGCATCTACACAAAAGCCCATAAGGTTAAATAATGTTTGTGAGGGTTCTTTGAAAGGTAGTAATTGAAACTGATCTCTAATGTTTCCACCCGGTGCGTCTACATCTCTAAACTCTCCTGGTTGAATAGGTTGGTCATCATCTCTAACTTTCATTCCTCTAGACTTAAATCCAGCAGGTAAATTAGATAATGTTCCAGCATCTAGTAGTTGTCTTAACGCAGCAGTTGCTGTTCGTGACAGGCCACCGATCATGTGAATTAAACCGAAACCATAAAAACCTAAACCTGGTAAAAATTTAAAGTGAGTGAAGTAATCTTTTCTAACAAACTTAGTATCACCTTCTATATAATTTCTGTAAATAGATAAAACTTCTCTAGATGATTCTTCAATTGTTACAATGTATGGAATTTTAATTCCAAGTGAATCTTCTGCGTTATCTGAAATATAGTCTGATAGATCTAGATCTACATGAAGTTCTAAAACAGTATACATCATATCATCAGACTCTACTTTTTTAGTTCCTTCTAGTTCACGATATTTATCTTGAATCTTATTGTCTTTTTCTTGAGGCTTTAATAATTCTATTTCTCTATAAAACCCTGAAGCCATCTTTTTTAACAAATCATTTTCTGATTGTTTTAATACGTGAGTAATTCTTGGAGCTTCTTTTAAATCTGTTGCATAGTAAGGAACTACTAAATCTTCCGCAGGGACAAATTTAGATACTGCTCTTTCTAGCATTGCATCGTAATAAACTTTTTTAAATGTAGATCCTGCAAGTGGTAAATAGAATAACATCTGGTCAAATTCTGGAGTGTACTCTTCCATTTTTTCCATGATCATATAGTTCATGAAATCTTTAACTCTGTTTGCTTGCTCGTTCGTTGCGTCAGTTTTTAATCCAAGAACCTGAGTCTTAACTGGACCATCGCTTGGTAATAATTCTTTGTAAGCTTGTGCTTGAAACTGTGTAACCGCTTCTGCAAGAAGGGGGTGAGTAACACCGGCCGCTCCTCTAAAAGGTCTGTTCTGTTCTACGTATTTAAAACCTAAAAGATCTAAACCTTTTAAGTAACCATCTTCCCAATCTTTTCTAGACTCTTTGTCTTTTTGGTAATCTGCAATTAAGTCAGAGGATAACTGAGAGAGAACTCTCTCATCCATGTCTTCTGCGATGTTGGCATAGAAATCCTGTTCAGTAGCTTCTTCTTCTACTTCATTTTCTGGATCTTCAAATGTTACTGTCGCCTCTTCTTCAACGTCAATTTCTTCTTCGTTGTCGATAGGATTGTTGTCCTCAATAGCCATAAATTATTATGTTATCTTAGTTGGTTTATTTCTTCCCATTTTGCAAGAGGCTTTAACATATGTGCCTTGATTTGCTTTGATCATTTTACCGTATTTAGCTCCACCAATAAGCATTTCCATACCATCGTATCTCATCCCCTTGTTATTTTTTTGGGCTCCTAAAATTGGGTTAGCTAATGTTCCACCCATTTCAGATGTAGCATTTTTTCCTGGACCCATATTTAAAAGTTTTTTAAATAAATTTTTTTTCTTCATTGCTTTAGCTGGTGAGTATGCAGCATCAGATGTCATTGCTTGTTTTGCTTTAACAATAGTATCAATTCCACCTTTACCGTCTTCAGTTGAAGCTAGTAAAGATTTGTTTCTTGCAGCACCTAATGCAGCTGCCGCAGCACCCGCTATAAGAGCTTTTTTTAATTTTTTCTTCATGATTAATATCTCCTTATAGTATATTTTTACGATTGTAAACTAATTGAGTGAATAAATCTACAATATCGATTTAAAAACATTGGTAGTAT